CAGTTCAAAAGATGAAAGAAACTGAGACAGAAATCGCAGTCCTTCAGGTACAGTATGGATATCTAAATGAAAAAATGGATGATATCAAAACTGACCTGAAGGACTTGCGCTCTCATATTGATGGCCATGCCCTCGCAGCACAACAACTCATTACAAATTTTCAAGAAGAAAATAAAGAACAACACGCAAAGGTTGAAAAGAAAGTATCTGCTCTAGAAAAATGGAGATGGATGCTTATGGGAGCTGGTGTATTAGCTGGGGCATTGGGATGGCCTACTCTAGAAAAATTACTCGGTATCTAATCAAGTAAGACTATTCAACTTTTCAATTACAATATCAATATTCACAGTAGAAAATAATCCGGGGTGTAAAGGCTTCGGATATTGTCCTTCTGTTACCCAGGCATAACCGACATGCTCATCATTCAATGCAGGAATAAATTCTTCTTCGACTTCACAGAAAAAAGTATGATATACAAATGCGTTGTTCACAAACTTCTGAATGGGTATTAATTTTAGTTCAGAAATATCAAATTTCATTTCTTCATCGCATTCTCTTGCAATACCCTCAAACAATGTCTCATCTTGTTCAATGCCCCCACCTGGTATACTCCATGTAGGATTTCTTGAGTCAGTTCTTAGTAAATAAAGATAACGTTGAGTAGATTTACTGTAAAAGAAAACGCCGGCAGCTTGATGGGTCATAAAACTATACTATAATCACCTTGCTCATACCAACCCTCGTAAGATTTCATCCACATACCTTCTGAAGGAACATATCTATACTGTACGTTTGTAGTGAGATTGGTTACAAATTCTACGTTATTAGCGTTGATACTATCAAATGAAACTTGCCATTCGCCAGCGTTAGCATTATATTGGATGATATCGTTAGCATACGCTACTAGATCGCCCCAAGCTACAGTAGTATCTCCTTCAGAACCAATGTCCTCTACAATAAGATATCTTACACCTGGAGTAGGTCCGGGCAATCCTGCATTAGGTGCAGTCAATTGAGGATTAATAACGCTGGTTACCGGGGACATTGTGTTTTGCGGCAGAGTATCAGGGTCAATGCTATAAATTAAGTATCTATCATCTAATGGATCAGGTACAATAGTTCCTACGATGTCGTTTTCGATATATGGATTCTGTAACCAAATCTGACTAATACCAGGCTTTACTGCTCCGTATACGTTAAGCAAACTAGCCCAGTATAAACTAGTGTTTGGATTAGTAGGTTGTTCTAGCGATGAATTAGGAGGATAGAGTGCTTCGTTTGCAGGTAGTAACTGTAGTTGATTACCTTGCAATAGTAATTTATATCCGTATGGAGTAATCTTTTGTCGAGTGCCCAACAACAAATCATCATCTTGCATGTCTTGGAAAGCATTACCCTTAAAGATCGACGCAATTACTTTATGAATTACTCCCATCTTCTTAAGCTTACTTGATGTTGTAATCCAAATCGGCATATAGAATTTCCAAGTCATAACATCAATTGGATTTCCGGTACCTTGTGGAATGCTTCTACTTGAGAATGTCAACCCATCTTGATACACTACTGTCAATGAAGTCCAGTCTACAAAGTTATCAGTGCTTTGAATATCTAATGCTGGATTGAACAATACGCCTAGCTGCTCAATTAGTTCTAATTTTTGTTGATAGTTAGTTGTCCAAAAGTCAACAGTAACTCTCAGCTTGTACGGAACAGGCATCATTCTCTCTAACGTAAATGCTTGCCCTTGGGTCTGTTCGAACTCACCAGTATCTTGATTGACTGCACGTTGCCGAATTTGCATTTTGTCTATGAAGAATGGGTCTTGTGTTCTACTTTGTTCGTACTCTAGTCCACTAACATAGTATGTAATCATTGGGGCAGATGGCAAGTTACTAGCACTGTTATTAGCAATAATAGTGGCAGCTTGTCTACTGCTATCACCATACATAATTGGCACACGAACTAAGATATCATTGCCGTTAGGATCTTTGCCTCTGGTAACATACCAATTGCTAAAAATCTTAGCAAATTGAATTAGAAATCTTCTAATCTGATTATCGTAGAAAAACTGTGCCATTAAATCTCTTTATACTACTGGGGGAACAGGGGGTAGCGTCGGCTGTAATACCGACGATAGTGGCTGTGCCTGCGGAACAAATGTTCCTTCACTATTTAGATAGATTTCTTCTTGATCATTAATAAATCCTGATAGTTGCGATTTATCCTCGACAGTGAATCCAGTTTCTGTTCTTACATTCTCGCTGATTCTAACCCAAATTCTACCGTCCCAACGATACAATAACTGAGGATTATAATCTATACGTAAGAAATAATCTCCGACTTGTGGATTCTGCGGGAACGCAATACCGGCGCCAGTCGGATAACCATTAGGTGCTTGACCGTCGCCAGTAAGCATTCCTGCTGAGTAACCAAATGATCTAGGACTCGAACGAACAATAAACTGATATCTAGGATCACAGTCTGCACGATAGTCCATTTGCTGAGTAATGTCACCGGTGAATCCGGGTAGTTCAGGATTTTGATCTGCGGTAGCATAGGTATTATCAGCAGTTCCGTATGGTCCGTCGATGATGCCAAACGATTGCACTGATAATAGCTTAGTAGTTTCTACTGAACCAGAACCACTTCCGATTCTTTCTGGAGCCTGCTCGACCATTTCTAAACTTGCTTGTACGAATTTATTAATTTTGTCATCCATTGACATATGGTCACTATCTGCGGTCATATCCCAAATAGATTGCAGTGCATTTTTTGATACCTTGATGCCTGCACTTGCATATTTGTATTTTGGATTACGCATATAGACAACTTGTCCTGACGGTGATGTATTGCTGGTTGTAGGGGTTATGAGTACATCAATCGGAGGGGCAGGTTGATTATATTTACCGGAAAGCGTATTATTTGATTCATACTCGCCATATGTTGGAACAACATATAGCTTACTAGTATCGTATCCTGCTTTGGGTACTAACCTCTGTGCTTCTCGTAGTGCAGCATCATTGATTGCAATGTTCTTACTATAGGTTGAGAGAATACTAGCCAAACTATCATTTTCCTTTAACAACCAATATGTTGGGTTAGGAGGACTAATTCCAATCGGAACTTCTATAATTGATTCGTAAATCTTGTCTCCGAACGCAATAGTATAGCCTGGCGGATAAGTTTTATCTTTGTCCCAATCACCGAGATAGTTGTCTTGATTGATCGGCTCTTTAAGAATGTCAGTAAATTCTTCACTGTTGACAAGTGGTTCACACTTAATACGCCATAAGTGTGGATACCAAGTTTGACTAAAGCCCTCACTTGCATAGTTACTATCCGTAATTTGATAGAATCTCTTTAACGCAACTGGAATAGTTTCGTTGAGTGGATTGTAATCAAGTAAGTGCGGAAGTTCCAGTACGTCACCAACCATAAGTTTTCTACCTACAAGGTCTATCATATCGTTGTAGTGGACAGTGATAAAGATGATATCGTTATTCAGGAACAAACCGAATTGGCTTAAGTCAAAGTCTAGGTTTTGAACGTTGTAGTGACCACGTAAACGATAGATATCTTTGTCATACTTTCTATCTCGGTTCTCTAAGAACAACAAGTCTTGAATGTTTAATGGGTCTAGCGTATCATAGTTGGGCTGGGTAAAGTCAGTTGAAGTATCACCTGTTGCTGGACCTAAATATTTGTGAATATATAGGTCCGTGCCGCCCACTGTGAATTGCTCGGCTATCGTTCTGTCTAGAAAGCGATAGTCGTTTTGTTTGTTAGACCGGTATAAACTTAATCTTGGCATATAGTTATTTATCGAAAAAAAAGGTTGACACGGTTACCCAAAACTGCTATAACAAGACTATAGCAAGGAGATAGTGTATGGGATATCGTGTTCTTCGTGACCGTGAGACTAAGTATCAGCCGCGCAAGGGTCTTGAAGGTCCCTTCTTCTATCCAAACGGTAAAGTAACATACTATGACCCGAAAGAGGGCGCATACTGGGACCCAACAACTGACTTTTATCTGTCTTTTGAGGAACAAACTGACCTCCAAAATATGATTTTTGATAAACTTAAGGCTTGACATTTCAAACCTACCGTTGTATAGTGATATATAAGCTGATAATTCAGGAGATACAATATGGCTCGTCGCCCCTCACTCATCAAAGCTAAATCCTCTAAGAAGACTACTCGTGCCCCTCGTCGCGGCGTCAACCGTTTTAGTCTGATGCCGACTGACAACTGGGATAAGGCTAAGTTCTTTGCTCACTATGATCTTGAGCGTAAGGATTGCGGCACGAAGGTCAAGGAATATATCAAAAAGAATTTCCCTAAGGATGTATTGATTAAGGTCAATCGTCTTCCCGATTGGAAGCTTGATATGCATAGTCATTGGGCTACTGCTGCACACTTGCTTGAAGTCAATCCTGACCTTGTTCCGGATGCCTATAAGACTGGCATTGTTAAGTGGGTCGAGACTCTTTCCCTTGAAGGTGCTGCTCTCACTGCTAAGAAGGAAGAAACCGAAGGCGAAGAAAAGCCTAAGAAGGTAGTTAACATTCAGGAAATCATGCGTGAAAAGGCTGACGAAGCCCTTAGCGACATTGAAGCACTGTTTGATGAATTTATTGATTCGGGCTGCTCTAAGGATTTCAGCGTTGATAAGAAGGTAGTAGGCGCACTGTCTGCACGAAATATTCTCCCGCAGCATATGGCTAGTGCTATCAAGCGTTACCAACGACTACTTAACGAATATCTTGAAGTTCAAGCTGGCAAGTGTGAACAGTTGAACGAAGGCTACGCTAATTACAGCAAGATGCAGATTCGTTATGCTATCAAAGTTATTGAAGACATTATCGCTGAAATGAATGGTTACGTCGGTCTTAAGCAGGCTGCTAAGAAGCCTCGTGCTAAGAAGGCTGTGCCCGTTGAACGGGTCGTTGCTAAGCTTAAGCACTGCAAGTCCTTCAAGGACGATGCACTCAAGCTTGAACTTGTTGGTCTAAGCCCCGTTAAGCTTCATGAGAGCACCGAAGCTTGGGTCTATGACACTGCTAAGCGTAAGATGCATCACTACGTTGCGGACGCTTACAGTAAGTGTCTGCTGGTCAAGGGTAACACTATCATCGGGTTTGATAAGAAGGAGAGCGGTATGAAGACGCTTCGCAAGCCCGTTGAACAGATTAAGGCATTGATGGGTAGTAAGCCTGCTGCTCGTAAGTATTTCAGTGAGATTAAGGCTGTTGAGGCTGTACCGAACGGTCGCTTCAACACTGGAATGATCATCCTCAAAGCATTCTAAAAGGAAAATATATGACAACTCAAATTGATTTAAACAAGTACGCTGATTTTGTTCTTACTGTAGCATCGGACCCTAGCAAGGATGCAGAAGAATTTGTGGAGCATATTCGTAAGCTACACAACAACAGCCGCGTTAATATCCCATTGCTACTCACTTCGGGCATTGGTATCGCAAGTGAGGGCGGAGAGTTTAACGAAATCTTGAAGAAGATTTTCTTTCAGGGCAAGCCCCTCAATGAAGAAAACATTTTCCATATGAAGCGTGAATTAGGCGATATCATGTGGTATTGGGTAAACGCTTGTAACGCACTTGGTCTAGACCCCAATGATGTTATTGCTGAAAACGTTAGCAAGCTAGAAGCACGTTATCCAGGCGGCAAGTTTGATGCACACTACAGCGAGAACCGTAAACAGGGTGACTTGTGAGCAATAAGCTTGAAGCATCTATTTTAAAACTTATCGCTGAACAGTTTGGTTTAGGCAAAGTACATCCTAAAGATCGTCTCATTGAGGATTTAAAGGGTGATGCTTTAGACGCAATTGAACTTGTAATGCGACTAGAAGAAGAATTTAATGTCCGAATACCTGATGAAAAGGTAGACGATATCATCACCGTACAGGATGCTATTGATTGCGTTACTAAAAGTAATCAACTAGTTTAAGCATGGTCATGTTTGTTTCCTGATAAATAAAGTATAACAGGAAACGAACATGGCAGCAGACCTTTTAGCGACACCAAATAATCAAGACTTAATTGAGTATAAGCAAGGGCTCTTTGAGAACCTTCGTCTACGTATGGGCGGTGACATTGTTGATCTAGAACTAGATCCACAACACTACGAAGCGGCGTACAACTACGCTATCAAGCTTTACCGTCAAAGAGCGCAAAACGCTAACATCGAATCCTACACTCTTTTCACCGTACAGAAGAACGTATACGAATATACACTTCCCCAAGAATTCATTAACGTAAGATCATTATTTAGGCGTACTGTAGGGCTTGAAACAGGCCCTAGCTCGACCGCATTCGATCCATTCTCAAGTGCTATTCTGAATACCTATCTACTAAACTACAACTACACCGGCGGTATGGCAACATACGACTTCTATGCTGGCTATGTAGAGCTAGCAGCAAGAATGTTCGGCGGATATCTCACCTATACCTTTAACCCGGTTAGTAAGTTGCTAAAGGTCACTAGAGACTTCAAAGGAACCGGCGAACGCATACTTATTTGGGCAGATGTGCAGCGTCCTGAACTTGAACTGCTGCAGGATCCAGGTGCCGGCGTTTGGATTGGCGACTTCATACTTGCTGTTCTTAAAGGCATCATCGGTGAAGCTCGTGAGAAGTTTCAATCAATTGCAGGCCCAGGTGGTGGTACATCATTGAATGGTGCTGCTATGAAGGCTGAATCCAAAGCAGACCAAGAGCGTTTGATTATGGAATTGAAAGCCTACGTAGATTATTCGCAGCCTCTAACATGGGTGCAAGGTTAAGGCTTGACAAGACCCTCTTCCTGTGTTATATTACAATAATGATTATAGGAATAACAGGACTCATCGGTAGCGGCAAAGATACAGCCGCTGACTATCTTTGCACATTTCACGGCTTCAAGCGTATGAGCTTTGCTGGTACGCTAAAGGATGCTGTTGCAGTCATCTTTAACTGGGACCGTGAACTTTTAGAAGGTTCAACTAAGGCTAGCCGTGAATGGCGAGAAGAAGTTGATACTTGGTGGGCAGAACGATTGGGCATCCCTAATCTGACTCCCCGTTGGGTATTACAGCAATGGGGAACAGATGTTGCCCGCAAAAGTTTTCATAATGACATTTGGGTGGCAAGCGTAGAGAATCGTTTGCAGGGCATCAAGGATGATATCGTAATCACTGACTGTCGGTTCGGCAATGAAGTAGCCGCTATCAAGAATGCAGGCGGCATTACCCTTAGGACTCATCGCGGTGAGGACCCTGACTGGCTTGTAATAGCAGAATTGCATAATGAAGCGGATAATGACAAAGATAAAACATATCTTAAAGACCTG